TACCGCTAACCTCGTTAGAGGTAGAATAATCAGTAGTTGCTGCCCCAATAGAAGCAGAACTTGTGAAAAGTGCTAGTTTGAAAGTGTGACCTGACGATGCGGTGAAGTTGTGCTTGCCTTGAAGCAGTTCCACCTTAAAAGAGGTACACATTGCTTGTGTTATAGCCATTACAGTCTCCTTATAGCTTCGGCTAGTTCTGGATGCCCAGCATCCGCTAATGCATTGTATATCGTAGTACGATCACTACGAATAGCTTCACGCATATAAAAGGCTATCGTTTTTTCAATATGACCCTTAAAAGCGTTTGCTTGATCTCGGATACCGGGGTGAGCTGTATCCGACACAGAAATAATTTTTTCTGCACAGCGTGAAGCGACCTCTTCCGGGGTAAAACCTCGGTGTTCTGTAGTCTTCACGTTTACTACGGGAGTATCCGGTAGATCAAAATTCATTTTGAACATTAGGTTTTCTCCCTAACAACAAGACCTTCACGATATGCGTCAGATGTTTCAAGACCTTCACCGAAGTTCTTGAGACGCAGAAGAGCCTGCTGAAACTGTTGAGTATAGTTTTGAAGAATGTCAGGTTCACCCTTCATAAATGTATATGCCTCAATTAATGATCCATACAAAAGCGTCATTGGAGCATTCGTGCTCAACCATGTGGTTCCGCCTCCTGCTTGAGCCGTAAGGCTGGCAGGGCGATAGAAGTAATGTAGTTCGACTGCCAGATTTGCGTTTGGCGTAGGCGCAATCAAGAAGTTAGTGATATCAAAGAACCCATAATACTTCGGAAACCCAGTCGTTGTGGCATCTGGAGTGTATTCTTGTAAAAAGTTAATGTCCTTGTACAACAGAAAGGTTTTGTCACTCGTGGAGGCGTCTGTAACAGATAACGAAAACGGAGCCAGAAAATCGGCAGGGCAGTTCAAAAACTGGTTGTTCTGTGTCAGTGTGGCTGTTTGATTGCGGCGGAAAAACGTAAGTCCCACACTCTTTAGAACCCGTTCCTCTGCCTCGGTGATAAAAATGTCCAGATTGTTAACAAAAGTCGTCTCTTGATTCTCGCAATAATCCTGTATGGCTTGTTTCAGCTCATTAAATGTAAAACTCATGTTATCACCGTAACGCTGCCAACGGCACCCGTCCCAACTAGATCATTGGTGTTCAGCCCACCGTTATCATACAAACCCACAGGGTTCCAACCATACTGAATTGATCTGCTTACAACTATCGTTGGATCTGGGCGCGGATCACGGAGAGCTTGCGGATCTATAACCTTGCGTCTAGGTTCAAGCTGTGGATGCTTTGGTTCGTATTCGTCATAGCCTACTTTTAGACCGTTCCACTCAACTTTCATATCCCGCAAGCGATAACGAAAGCCGGAACGATCCGATACTCCATAAGCATCTTTTCCAGACGCATAATTGCCCATTAGACCCTCAAATACTGAATACTAGGTTGCAGCTTCAATGAAACTCTGTCTTCGTCTTCGTCTGCGGCACGCTGGAACTCTTCCTCATATACCGTTTTTAGCAACTGAATCCGTTCTGGAGCCTTTTTCAAAGCAATGTAGTACGCCATCCCTGCAACAGCGCAAGGCAAGAAACGAAACGGCAGTTCTACATCGTTGACTAACGCATCTGCATCCTCAAGACGCCGGATGTAGTAGTAAACAATCTGATCAGTGCTGTTTTCAGGTGTAGGCCACATGGTAATTTGAGGCAAAACCTGACGATTAAAGTAGAACTGAGACGGGCGCCCTGTGGTTGTTTTAGTCGGCACAGATAAATACTCGCCACGACTAATCTTGTTTATGTCAAAGTCTGTACCATTACGGCGCAGGACAACTTCAAGTAAATCCACCACATCGGAGGTTAGTGTCTCAGTGGCTTGTCCTTGGGTCAGAGTTATCGTGGCTTGCCGCACTGTCCAGAGGTTTATGCCTCTGTTCGCCCAATCTGCAAACATCAAGTTCATGGACCGCCGCGCAGTACGAGCATCATAGCCGGTGCGAACCTCTAGTCCACACCGCTCATAAGCCTCTTCGATAATGTCAGAGACATCAAGGTTGAAATCTCTTGACCCAGACGTTGCCATTACATTCTTCCTCTAGGCTTTCGTGTAGGAACAGAACCCTGCATCATGTTTCCAAGATTTTGCGCAAATAGCTGCGCTCTTTTTACATCTACATTGCCACCCATCTGATAACCCATAGCCATGGCTTTGCGTGGACTGACCATGCCACCATCCTTGTAGCCTTTTTTGTCCTTTTTCATGCCCTTCATGACTTTTTTCTCCTTCTAACGGATTTAACTCTTTTAGGCTTACCAGCAGGCTGACCCAAACGCTTCTTCTGAGATATCCTACTCTTTTTTTCGCTTGCAGACAATTCGCTGGCTGTCTTTGGCGTTTTGGATGAAACCCGCTTAGACGGGCGACAATAAGGGACACCACGTTTCTCACCCTTCTTTCTGCCACAAGGCTTGCCAGTGCGTACATCTTTCCACTCTTCTTTGAACCATCGTTTGAGTGACGCACCCTTTTTTGTCTTACGAACTGCCATTAAGACTGCTCCACCGAACCTTTAGTTCTCTTCCGGCGTCTAGGCAAAACACAACCACAACCTCGAGCCACGGCGGTTCCCTTAACTGGTTTACCTCTAAACTTTCTTTTTGGTTTTGTATCAGCCATCAGTAGGTCTTACCTTTGCGTTTAGAAGAGCTACTCTTTCTTTTAGATGTTTTACTCTTTCCTCCAGTTCCCCAGTTCTTGGCTCCAACTTTTCTGCATTTAGCAATCGCTCCTGAAGCATACGCTGACGGAAAGACCTTATATCTTGCTTTAACTTTTCGGTAACATGCATCTTTTGCCATTGTCCCACCTTTAGTTATCTGTTGTGGTATAGAACTTCGCGAGATCGCCAACGCTCTTCTCCGATATAAATGATTCCCACATAGGCTTTATCATCTCATAATTGGCCGCAACTTTACCATGCGTCTCAGCTACTTCTGTTTTTAACTCAACGATGCTAATACCAACCCAGCCAATGAAGCCAACTGACAGAGTTGAAAAGAAACCAACAATAGCAATTAAAACTTTGTTTAGCATTTCCATCTCCGCCGAGCTGCGCAAATACGTTTCTTAGGCGTCTTCTTACAGCTAATGTTATTCGCCTTCATCTGTCCAGCAGACCTAGAACAGTAAGACTTACGCCGTTTTGCAGCGGCAGAACCCTTTTTTACTTTTCCAGTAACCGCAGTCTTCAGCTTAGACCCAGGGTTAGCTCTACGATACGCAGCCACACCAGCCTTAGTCATTCCAGCACCAGACTCGGTAGACCGGAAATTCTTCTTGTTGCGCTTTGGCATTTTTTTAGGAGCACGAGCCATTATTGTCTCACTTAAAAAAGAACGCCGCACTGGTGACGTTTGTCATCACGGCGTATATATCAGTGTTAAACTTTACTCCTTCAGCGGGAAGACTTAAATCACCCGAATCATTACTTTTTACATGTAGCGTAAAGACGGAGGTGCCAGAAGCTCCCCCGTCTTTGAACTCTATTGTACCTGTTGACGTATGACCCATGTAATGCACCGCCACAAGACGCGCAGGTCTTGCAACGACTGTTCCTGACGCCGATAGTGTCTTTGCATTTAGGTCAGAGCCTGCCATCAGCCAAAAAACGCCGTAATTGATGTGATGTTCGTCAGAGTCACATGACACTCATCATCAAAAATCATCCCATGATCAGGAATACTGACTTGCGTATCATCTGAAGTATTAAACACCATGTCTAACAGGGTCGCACCACCACTGCCGTTTTTAAATACGACCTGTGGAGAGCCACTAGACGCGGTCTTTACATAAAACGCCTTCAGACGAGTTCTGCCACCGTTTAAAGTACCAGTCGCCGTTGCTGTCTTGGCAAAAATAGAAGCAGCCATAATGCCCTCCTATTAAGCATTGTTGATGTTTTGAACATACTCAACAGTTACAAAACCCGCACCTGATGTACCCGCAGAAAAATCAATGAAGATCGGAACATCAGTAGCACCAATGTCTGCCCATACGTCAGAATCTGCAATCGTGCCAGTAGAACCATACTTGAAAACATTCGCAGCGGTGCCAGCAGCCAAACCAGTGAAGAGGTTTGTTGAAGTGCTGTTAGTGCCCATGCTGATGTTAGCGGCGGCGGTAGCTGTGGTGATGTTTACGATAATTTCTGTGATCTGACTGTTGGCAGGAATTGTAATGCCTGTATCAGCGGCAGTGGTGGACTGAGTCCATGAACCAGTTTGTGCCATCTTAACGAAACCGACATTAGAAACGTCTGAACCGTGTGTTGTGCCAGTTGTGTTTTTGATTGTTCCGGCCTTAATAGGACCAGAGAAAGTAGTTGTCGCCATGAGTTACTCCTGTCGTGGCTAATGTCAGATCCACACTGGATCTGTCAGGGTAACACTAGCATACACGAAAAAAAGCGAAGCCGCAATTAAGTCGGCTCCGAGTTTAGGGAGGAAACTTACATCTCGTAAGGTTTTTACAGACTAACAGAAAAAAGGGCGACTGTGAAGCCGCCCTTTAACCCAGTATGGAGGACTAGGATTCTTATGCGCCTGGTGAACCAAACACACAACGTGGGTCTGAGAAACCGAAGCTGTAACGCTCACGGGCCTTGAACCGCATGTTGCCTGTGTCGAAGTCTGCTTCCATCTGTGTAGACAGTGGAACACGCTCAAAGTGGACGAATCCACGAGGGGCATCTGTCAAGACAAAGAACGCATCTGGGTCTGTTAGGAAGTCGTTAACGGCGTAACCGTCAGGAAGCATTCCCATTGACCGAAGTGCGTTGATGTCGTTGTCAGCAGTACCGACACGAAGGTTTGACACCATCAGACGCTCTGCAACGAACTGCAACTGACGAGGAATCACCAGCTTTAGACCGCGAAGTGCGACTTTCAGGCCACGCTCATCAACGAATCCAGCAATGCTGATCAGAGCGTCCTCAAGTGAGGTTTCGTTCAAGTCAGCGGCTGTACCTGGTTCGTTAGCAAACGTGCTACCAGTTGTAAGCGGGTGTGATGCGTCACAGAGTGCAACACCGTCACCGCCAGCAGATGCACCAGCCGTAAACGCATTGTTTAGAATGCTGGCTGCTTTAACCTGCTTTGTGTGTGCCATTGAACGCGCAAGAGCACGAGTGTAGCGAGTAGAGAGACGATCATAAAGATTATCTTCCACAGCTTCTTCCGTGATCGAAAACGCTAGTGCAATGGTTTCATGGTTATACCGAGCGGTATATGCTTCGTTGGCATCGTCAAAATTGACGGCGGAACCTTCCGACTTAGTCGGAGCGGCGCCAAACCCGGAAAGCATGACCTCTTCTTCAAATGCTCGATCTGAAGACTCAGTGGTGAAGATTTCGGCGTGCTGGTTTTCGTACCGGTTGTACTCCATGCCAAACAAGGCATTGAGACCCGGCTCCAGCTCTTTCGCCAGTTGTGCGCGAGAAATAGCCATTTAGTGAGCCTCCTTAAACGCCGGTAGTCGATGGAGTACCAGCAGCAATACCACCATTGGCGGAATTAAAGCTGTTATTCAATCGAACGATTAGACCAATACCAGCCGCTGCGAAATCTTGATTCTCAACATCATCTTGAATGCCGATGATACGAAGATGCAAGGCAGCAGTAGTAGCGATAGTGCTGACACCCAACTTACCGGATGAAATGCCTGTGGTTGTTGAACCAGAAGCACCAGCCGCAAAGTTTGCGTTAGCGAACACATGAGCGCGTGCAGTAGCTTCGTCAGTCAATGAAGCGTCTGATGCGATAACAAATGTTTGCATTGGGTTGTCATACACGAAGGCTTTGACGGGATGATTTGAATCCGCGCCTGAACCTGGCCAGTAGTTTGAGAAAATTTTCTCACCAGTGGTAGACGAAACGTATTCGCAACCCCAGAAAACACCAACAAGACCCACAGATCCACCAGCCGCCGCGCCAACAATGTCAATAAAGCCAGTTGACAGCGGAATAACAGGGGATCCTTGGAATATCGCGTTTGTGTTTCCAGAGGCGATACGATATTCAGTCGCACCAGTGGTGTTTGCAGCCTGACCGACTACACCAATCGGACGAAGTCCGAAGGCACCGTTAGTATTTGCCATGATAGCAATACTCCTCTAAAGTTTACTCGGAATCGCGTTTGCGACCTCCGAAAGTTACACGACTCTGCCTCTCATTACTGATAGGCATGGAAGGATGTTGTTCCTTCATAAGGTCCTGATCTACAGCCGTCATTTGTTCGCGGGTCCGGTTCCCGTAATACGCGGATCTTTCCTGCGCTGTCTCTTCAGGTATTCGGGCGAGCATTAATCCACCGTTGCCAATAACACCAGCATGTGAACCACTATCAATAATCGCATAATCAAATCCAGGGTACTCATCGGCTCTGACTGGTTCCCATCCCTCACGAAGTTTGGAGTGGACGTTCATTTTGTCGTCATCGCCTCTAAGAGAAGTCCGGATCCAACGATGAGTATATCCATCAGGTGGAGCAGGTGCATCTAATCGGCTGGGCGGTGCCCATGGTTTTCTGCGCGTTGTTTTTTCGCGGGTTTCTGTTGACCGTGGCTGTCTTGTTTCACTCATGGCTTAGTCCTTTACATACTTGGCGTATTCTTCTAAAGGAACCCCAAGTTTCTTTGCCATAGCCACCTGTGAAGGTGACAACTTGACGGTCCTGCGCCCCTGTCGGTTACTACGAGATGCGGAAGTTGAAGCCGAGGCGACCCTAGAACTTCCCTCGTTTTGCTTGACACTCATGTCATTTGGGAAGCGTTCCCTGAGACGAGCATCTAATTGAGTATAGTATTCATCTTCTGTGCCGTCAAATCCTTCCGCACGAAGATTGTTATCTATAACAAAAGCGGCTTGCGTCATGATCTCGTCATCACCAAACCAAGTGTTCTTTTCTGCCCACCGTTCCGCTTTGGGATCGGGCTTGACCGCCGGTTGTGCAGCCGGTTGTGCCTGCTGAACTTCCATTGGTTGCTGCTGAACAGCTTGCTGTTCCTGCCGTTGTTTAGCTAATCGAAAACGCTCCTGCTCAATAGAAATCTTTGAAAGAGCTTGTTGCGCGTCAATCATCGCATCAACATCACCACGATCATGTGCATCTTTGTAGGACTGCCTTGCGGTGCCTAGTTGTGAATCCAACCTAGTTCCGTACTCAGATAGATAACCTTGGTCTAGATTGCTTAATTTAGTTTTTAGCTGCTCATTCTCGTTCTTTAAAACTTCAGCAATACGAGCGGCTTCTTCTTTGTCCCGCTCTGCGTAACGATATTTTTCCGTTAGTTTTTTAATTCGTTTCTGGACACCCTTACTGTAGTTGTCCAGTTCTTCCCCGTCAGCCTTCTCGGTTTCTACCTGAAGGGTTTCTTCTTGTACCTCAACCTTTTTCTGGTCGTCATCAAGCGTTACCTCGATGTTTTCTTCTTCAACTGCTTGAGCTTCTGCCATCACAACCTCCTAGACCTGCTTAACATCATCAGGCTCAAGGATAGTAGCGATTACCTCATCATCATTGATGATGCGTACCTCGCCCCCGTCAATCTTGAACCTAGAACCAGAATACCTACCAATGCAAACCCACTGACCTTCTTGGCACCACGCTTCGGGGTTGTCGCCAAACTTGTTAGGATCTTGGTATGCCAACGGGCCTAGCTTGAGGACGTATGCCACTACCGTGGCCAAAGCCTCTCGCTCACGAGCCTCATTTGGTATGATAATCCCGCCGTCTGTCTTGAGTTTGCCCTGATAAGGCATAACAAGAAGCCGCCAACCCGTGGGTTGCGGCAGACGTTCTTTAAGGGTTTTGTCTATGAGACTAGGATCCAGAACACGTTTCTCAGACTCTACATAAGCAGCATCTGCGGAAACGGGGTCTTTTGCTTTTGATCGCGCAATGTGATCAGGAACGTATAATGTCTTCGCCATCGTCTACGTTTTTCTCCAGCAGGGTTTTGATTTCTTCCTTGGCGTAGACAAGTCCCTGTACTTCTCCCACCAACCGCTGGTACTGCTCAAAGTTCTGAACACCACCAGATGTCAACATGTCAGCGATCTGTTCTTCTCGCTTCGCCAACAAGTTATAAACATATTTTGCGAAGTCTGCAACATCCATTATATAATATCTTTGTAGTCTGCTTGTTTATCACTTGTGATAGGTCCGCCCTCTGCCCAACTATCGCATGTGTTCTCCTGCATACAGACAAACTTCCATATCTGGCAATAACCCATGTTTCCTGACTCTTCGCCTATACATTCTAGGATGTCGTCTGTCTGGTTATAGGCAGAACAGTTACCACAAACTTGATCTGACCGAAATGCAGAGCCTGTGTTGGGTTCGCGATAATTAGCCTCATCTACCGCGATTGAACGATTTTCAGAGTTTAGATCGTCATCTTTAGTGGGAGCCGGACAGCTTTCCCCCTCTTCAGACATCTTATCCACCGGTATCGCACCATCCGGCAATATGCTGATCGTGATAACAGGCATTAGTACGTTCCGCTATAACCACGGCCAGAAATTGCGGCACCGCAACCACGACCTTTGTTTGTGTTTACAGACATCCCGTCACGATAGCCGTGAACCTTGCCACCGTGCTTATAGCCAGGGCGTTTTACCATGCCGCCACCCATCATGCCTTGACCGTCACCCATTTGGAAGAGTTCAGCCTCAATCTCGATGATCTTGTCATCATCGTTGTTCTCACGGGCATCCTCAAGCATCTGCATCAGCATTTCCTTGCGAACATCTCCACCTTCAGCGTACTTCACCATGCCGCCGCCCATCTTACTATTCTTCATAGCTTCAAAGTCTGCGCCAGTGATGGAATCACGAGGTTCTGCTACACGAGCAATTTTCATCTGCTTTTCGGTGTACTTGTTCTTTGGCATGATAAACTCCTACTTCTTAAAAAACTTGGTTGCTGCCCTTGTGCCAAAGCTGGCACTTACGATAATTCCCAATGTGTAACGATAATACTCAGGCATTGCTTCCAACGCCGTAAAGCCGTCCGTTACTATCTGCCGACCCCAGTCTCCACAAAAGGCTAAGACCAAAGGAACGGAAAACAAAATTGTTAGCCACTCGTCTTTCCACGAGGATGCAGAAGCATCTGCCATTTTGAGATCCCAGTCAATCTCTCCGGTGGCTTTCTTCTCCATGATGACCGCTTCAGCCTTGGCCTTGGCAACCTTTGCTCCGGTCTCTGCCTTCTTAGTCTCAACCTTGCCCTCAAGCCATGTGCCAGCAAGATTTGCAATAGGCCCTAACAACGCCTGTATCATTAATACAACTCCTTATTTTTAGGAACCATAACCGGCTTACAATAAGCCGTGGCTTTGTGCTCTGATGGAACAGAGCCATAATGTTGATAGTTCCCGTACCTCTTTGTTATCTGAGCCGCAAAAAAATTACAATCTGTTACAGAACGAAAATACATGTCCTGACTCTGTACTTTACCACCTAATACCAAAATAAGCAAAAAAGCATGAATCATTTTCGATTCATCCATGCGGTGGCGCCCATAAACGCACCAACAATACCTGCTCCAGATATGTAAAACAGATTGCTAATGTCGCTTAACGCCTTAACCCTATCCAAAGGAATAAAGAACATCGCAAGCGTAAAAACACCCATGGAAATCAGCGTGTACCGCGCCATGCGCAACTGAGCCAAGTTTTTCCTAAGTTCATTCTCTGTTTGTTTGATTTCTTTGATGTGCGACAGTTCCTCGTCACTTACGATGCCGTCACCGTCCTCGTCATATTCCGCAAATCTTGACTGTTTCTGTAGTTTTTTCTGGGTCATATCCTACTCCCACTCAACTATTTTACTATCGCTGTTTGGATCGTACTCACACATGTAAGATGTAGGACAAAACTCACTAATCACCATGGAGGTGCGCGTTTTGTTAGCGCCCTCGTAGTAACAGTGCCATTCCTCGTTAACTTTTTTGTACTTAGCTAATCTGCAAGTAACAAATTGTGTGTCATCCGCTCGCGCCATCCATATTATCATTACAACGAAAAACGTAGCAGCGGCTACAATCGCTCCAGCAATTAAAAAGAACTGCTTCAAGTTCTCCTCAAACTCTTTGGTTTCTTGAATTTTTTTGCGTCTGGCTTCGGCGGCGGCTTCTTTAGCTTCTTGTATGCGCCTAGCTCGCTCTTCCACAATGGAACGCCAAGTTCCATGCCCAAACCGTAAGTCAACCATTTGAGCAATTTCTTGCATCTGCTCTTTAGCGATTTTGGCATCTATGATTTCAGAAGCTACGGATTTTACGCCGAACTGATCCGCTACGCCTACGCCTGATTTAGCGCTGCGTTTCTTCTGAACCTGTTTTTCACCTTCAAACAGATTGTCAATATATCCGGCAATTTCAGATACGTCATTAGCAGTGCCAATAGCAGATTTTATTCCATCTACAGCACTTTTAAATAACGCTATACCAGCCAGCGTTTCTGCTATCATTAACCCTTACGCATCGCCAACTCACGCTGGGTCTGGATGCGTTCCCTATTCACATCTGCCCTGTCTTCCGCGATATCTTCTTGGAGTTCGATTCGCGCTGCGTCAGTCATAGCCCGTTGTTGGAGCTTCTGGCGTTCTAGTGCTAATTCTGCTGAATCCTGTTGCGCTCTACGCTCGGCTTCAGATGCCTTAATAGCAAGTTCTTGCTGCCTTATTGCGACAAGAGGATCTTGTTGCCCCTCTGGCGGAGAAAGCATCGCAATTATCTCTTGCGTAAACTGAGCCTCAAGTCCTGCAACCTCGGCTTCAATCATGTCTTCGGATACGGCAGATGCGGCCTGCATCTGTTGTTGCGCCATCATCGGGTCAACTGCACCCATCTGTGCGGCTAACGCCATTTGTTGCGCCTGCGCTTGCTGTTCTTGAACTTGAGCCATTACAGTCAAACGTGCCTTCATAGATATATGATCCTGAAGATGCCCCATGAATGTAGCATAAATATTAGGAGATGTCGAAACCAATGGCAGCTTCATGAACGCGATATGCGTCATAATATGAGCGTCATGATCTTGCTGTTGGAACGCGCTCAGTAGTTCACCTTGCATACCTTTAGCATTTTCAATGCTCGGACTGGTAGGCTGTGGCTCTTTCTTGGCCGGCAAGATCTCATCAATGTTCTGCACCTCAAGTGCCTGATACATACGCTTGTATGCCTCATGCAGATTGTGAATGCCAGGGTTTGATTGTGCCAACTGAAGCTGTGTCTGTGCCAGCGTCACGCGCTGTGCCATCGAAAAAATGTTTGGATCTGATACAGGAAGAACATCCACACGACCATCAAAGTCTTGCGCCTTGATCTCGGAAGGTGCTCCGGCTACCTCGTAAGGGTACACAGGAGGGAGATTTTCTGCGAAGATTCTAGCGAGGAGCCGGAACTCTGTTTTCTGTGAGTAATGCAGACGCTTATGAATAGCCGACATGACCTTCATACCGCGCTCAAGCAGTGCCACAGTTGTTCCTACAGGCATGTCACCGCTTTGACCTTCACCAATCTGCTGATCAGCGATAGATACAAAACGGCGTCCGCCTTCGATCAAAGAAGCCAGCAACTGCGCAAGCGTGCCTGACGGTTCTTTAAATGGGAGAGGGACAATGGCGTTACGAATATCGCCACCCGGTGCATCAATGTCTCTGAACTCACCAGGCATCAAAGGCTCATCTTCATTACGAATACGAATGCCCCGTGCCTTGAAACCAGACGGCAGGTTCGCCAGCGTACCCGCATCAATCAACTGACGCAGAATGCTTGTCGCCGCACGCCCCAGACCGCCAATCATATGAATCAGACCGAAGCCATAGAAACCCAGACCCGGCAAAAACTTGTAATGAACGAAATACTGCCGCTTGGTCTTCATCTGATCTTCAGCATCGTAGTTACGAGTAATCGCCAAGATCTCTCCTGACCCATGATCAATCGTCACAATATATGGCAGTTTGATGCCAGTAGGTTCTCCGTCTGAACCAATGTCCTCAAAACCTTCTAGTTCCAGATCAACATGCATTTCCAAAATGGTATGCACATCATCCGTGTAGCCCTTGCTCAGACCCTCTATCTCGTCAACCTTATCGCGAACTTGATTTTCTACATCGTCATCCGCAGAAATCTCTACGTCACGATACATACCAGCAATCTGCATCTTACGAACTTGATTGCCATCCATACGCAAGACATGCGTTACACGCGGAGCTGTCGCTAAGTCCGTTGCAGAATACGACACAACCAGATCTTCTGCCGGCACAAACGCAGAAACCGCACGCGCCTTGGTAGGATCAAAGTAAACCTTCTTGAACGTAGAACCAGAGAGCGGTAAATAAAACAGCATCTGATCCGTGTCAGGATCAAACTCCTCCATGACCTCAGTAACCTGATAGTTCATGAAGTTCTTCACACGAGTGGCCTGTGATTCCTTCTCCATGGTCTTGGAACCCAAGACTTGCGTCTTGACAGGACCACCGGCTGGCAAAAGTTCCTTATATGCCTGCGCTTGGAACTGGGTGACAGACTCCGCAATCAACGGATGCGTTACACCTGATGCACCTTCAAAAGGCTGACTCCGCTCTTGGTACTTGACACCAAGCAAGTCCAGACCTTTCGTGTAACCTTCTTCCCACTCCTCGCGAGACTCACTGTCTTCCTCATACAAGCCGCGCAGTTCACTAGAAATCTCGCCCAGAACAGCCTCGTCAATCATCTCGGCTAGATTAGCCATATGGTCATACTGCTCAGTCTCCACCTCAATGCCGTCTGGCTCTCCGCCCATAAGCGCCTGAATCAGTGCACTGCCGTCAGCCTGCTGCATAACCTCCGCGCCACCGGCAAAGTCTTCCGCCTGCGGAATGTCCACCTCCATGCCTTGAGGTGCCTCGATCCCTGAATCTGTTAAACTGCCCATAGGCTGTGGAGGTAATGCCATTAAAATGTCCCCTTAAAAGTGCCGCGCCGTTTGACCTTTATGACACCACCATTAGAAAAAGAGTTGGCGACAGACTTAATCTTCTCGGACTGTTTCGCGTGCATATTTGACGCTTTCTTCAATTCACCGCTAATCTCTTTTAGTTTGTCTTTTGCGTTTATCACACCGCCACCAGCTTTTTTAACAATCGTCTGCTCTTCACGAAGTTCCTTGATCTTTCTCTCCAACTCCTCAATAGAGGCAGTGGTAAGATCAAACTTCTTAACCTGTGGCTTTTTGTTAGACATCAATAATACTCCCGCTTCTTTGGGTACCAGTCCGTAGCTTCGTTCTCACCCTCAAGTTCGATGAAGCCCCCTTGCCTAAACCGCATCAAAGCCATCGTCATGCTATCAACAAAGTCATCATGCTCCCCATGTGGGAAAGCAAGACACTCCTCAATAACCTCTTCCGAAAACTTCTGCTCCGGTGCCCACACCATCCCCGCCTCAAACAGCGGTGCTACCGTGTGCATACGAGTTATCTTATCACGACCTTTGCTCGGTGTATAGTTCATGACCGGAATGCCGGTTGCGCGCAACTCATCCGTCAGCGGTTGCCCTGAAGCCTTCGCCTCAATGATGACCATATCCGGTTCCCAATACTCATATTCCTCCGCAGCAACTCCTTTAAGCTCTGGAAAATTCCATCTACCGCGTCTTGCATCCATAAGTATAACATTGTCCGCGTGAGTCTCCTCATTCTCAAATACCCCCCATGTCGTTATGGCAGAGTAGTCCGCCGTTTCCTTCTTACTAAACGCCGTGTCATACGACTGAATGATGTACTTAACAGTAGGAATATCCTCCTTCTCCCATATGTTCCACCATTCCTTCTTTACAATCGCACCTTCCGCCGCAGTCGGATTCTGCTGCCACTGAGCATTCCACTTGGCGACAGGCAATGACGCCTTAACCTTGATCAGAGAATCATGATCCCAGAACTCAGGCCATAACGGCTTGTCTGACGGCAGTATCGCAGGAAACTCCACAACCTCCCACTCGTCCGCCAAAGTGTCAGAACCCTGCATCTTGATAACCTGGCCCGTCAGATCCTTCTGACCCCAGCGCGTCATGACGATGATGATAGAACCACCAGGCTGCAAACGCTGACGAGGACCAGACGTATACCACTCAAATGCATTGTCAAACGCCGTGCTAGACAAAGCGTCCTGCTCCGAATGCGGATCGTCAATAATCAATAAGTCCGCACCACGACCCGTCATCGCCGCTCCAACACCAGCCGCAAAATATTCGCCGCCTGCCGATGTCCCCCAACGACCAGCCGCCTTGTCGTCAGACTTCAACCCAGTGTCAGGAAACACAGTCCGGTAATCAGGCGTGTCAATCAAATCACGAACCTTACGACCAAACCTGACCGCAAGCTCCGTGTTATGCGTTGCCTGAATAATCTTTAACTTCGGATTGCGACCCAAGAACCAAGCAGGCATCAAATATGACGCAAACTCAGACTTACTATGTCGCGGTGGCATGTTAACAATGAGACGCTTTAACTCGCCCCTCGCTACCCGCTCCAGCTTCTCCGCAATAATCCGGTGATGCGTGCCCTCAATAAAGCCGTCATACACATGATGAACAAAAGGCATGAACTGATCGCGTGCTTTTTCACGGATCTGAAGCCTTACCTGCTGGTTCTGAAGGGCATAGATTTCCTTGAGGGCTTCCTCTGGAATCGTCTCTAAATTCATTTAGACCTGCCTACCGAGAGCCGCTCCCGTTGGTGAAAGTGCTTGAATACCGGAACGAGCCTGCTGAATGTTCTGCGCCTGCATTGGTGTGTAAGGCTGCAAGACAAACGGGTTGATCTGCCCAACTTGTGTCGCCTGAGTTGTAGGCTGGAACAACGTAGGCAAACCAGTGGTTGGATTGATTACGAAGTTAGAACCTGGTGCGGCTGGCTCATCAGCGGTGACATCATCAACCGGCTGACAAACACCGTCAACCATCTGATACCCTTCAGGACACGGGTCTGCCGTAGCCTGCTGCATCTGCTGACCGCCGTCACTGCCACCATCGTCAGACCCAGATAAAGACATTCCGGTGTACGCACCCCTATCTAGTAGGTCTTCCACGGTTTCCGGAGGCCCCATAATCATGTTCTGAAGACCCGTGATAGCGTTACCAACCAAAGACATTCCGGGTGTCCCCACCTGACCTATGACGTTGCCTTGACTATCAAGCTCATAACCATATGGCTGAGAACCCATAAAATTAGCAACATCCATAGAGAACGGCTGATTAGCACGTTGCTCTTCCGTCAAGCCAGCCAAGTTCGTGGTCAAAGTAACCCCGTCAGGTCTTGTGTATGTCTCAAGACCTGTTGGAAGTCCGCCTGCGTAACCTGCTCGATTTGGATCCGTTAAATCGCGTGCCACCATATCCGTCTCAGCGTCCACCATGTCCGGCAATGGAGCAGCTATGCGGCCACCTAATGCACCAGGAGACAGACCTAAAGTAGGCGCAGGTGCCGCAAACGCATTAGCATCTCTTGCCTGCTGTGGACCCATCGTTGTACCCGCCTGAACCAGACTAGATGTTGGACGATCAAACACAGTGCCGGGGTAATCCAGAAATCCTGTAACTTCTTCTAACGCCTGCCCTGTCGAACTAATTGTACGAGCCGGGGTGCGGGATTCTTCAATAAACTGTGGTGGGCCTTGCAACTGACGCTGTGCTTGCAAATCACGAACCGTACCACCGGGTGTTGGTAGTGAACCAAGACCTGTCGCAAGTCCGGGGTTTAGCATCATGTCCCCCGCATCCATAGCGTTGGGACTCGCGTCAAAGACTTGAACGGCAGATGGATCCATAGCCGCATCAGCCGTAGCTATACGCGCCATGTCAGACGGGGTAGTGCCTAGAACATTCGCCGCAGTTGCGTTTTCCGCTACCGTCTGTCCAACTGTTGAAGCCGGATCCTGCTGCGTGAAACCAAACGCATAATCCGCCTGATCCCGCGTAATGTCACCGCGTGTCGCGGCCTGATTCAACATGTCCTGCGCTTCTACATCACCCTGTAACGCACGATCCTGTAACGCCGTCATCGCTATGTTGCTGTCTATCCCAAACGCCGCAGGAGAACCAACGCGCCGAGACAGTATCTGATTGCTCATGTTCTGCGCATTCGCCGGAATGTCCGGACGACTCGTAGCAGACAAATTAACTTCAGGACGAGAAATCTGCGGAGCAACAAAATTGACTTGTGGCTGATCCGCCGCAAACGGACCATACTGTGCCTGTGTTACATCACCAACATTCGCCAAAGAAGTGCTTGCTAACCGGCCAGCCTCCGCCGCACGATTAAGTGCCGCTGTCTCCCGCGCCGCTACCTCATCATATTGAGCCTGCGCATAGTTTGAACGTGTGTCTGAAGCACGAGGGTCAGTCGCATTAAACGCTTCTCGTGCCGCTACCTGTTGAGCCTGTGTCCCAGTCGTCACCACACTGCGAGAACCATCCGGATTTACAGAAGTTACAGCGTTGCCCTTGCCATCAGTAACCGTGCCAGCGCGTGCCGCCGCCTTTTCACGAGCAGCCATCTCATTCGGGTTGCTGCGATCTACACTGTCACTACCGCCGCCAGCATCATCACCGCCAAATAAACCAAACTGAATCTCAAAAGGATCGCGATAATCCTCAATACCTAACGCAGAAACTAAACCATCAGACCACGGACGCCGTAGCTCCGGAAACAACTTCATCATCTCTTAATCTCCAAGCTCGACCCCTTCGTCCGTCAGGTCGCTTCCAATGAGCAACACCATGACCCGTAACCTCCCCCAAGTAACGGCGCATGTCTTTCGCAATGTATGATACACTATCTAGGGCTACCATGTCCATAACCCACAACTGATCCCCAGATTCCCGCGCAAATGCCTCAACACCACTATATTCCAAGGTGCGAGATTCAAGATCCGTCAAATACAACCATGTGCAAAACCCTATCAACGCACCATCCTGCATGTAATACCGAACCTTCCCATGCTGAATCGCAGGTATGAACCGATAACCAAGATTCTTGATCCTCTGCTCTCGGTAAAACGGCGCACTGTCCAGTAACACACACATCCGACCAAACATCTCAAATGAATTTACATCAGAATTTTTTTCCATGCCCAGGGACTCCTTTTGCTTTTTCTACAATTAATTTGTGGATCTTGCAACTTGAACCTCGACTCAATGGAAAAACATGTGAATGAATCTACCCATCTAGGGGGGGAGGGTGGGCGGCGCAGCCTGGCCCCGCTGTCAAGGGGGGTGGGGTGTCATATATTTGACTATCCCGTCCGAATTGCCCCAAGTTACCCCGTCAAATGATTGACAAATTAAATGTATTTTATTTGTTATTAAGTGTTGCATGTTGTCCCAGATTAGATTAATGTCATAGGACATTAAGGGAAATCGGACGGCAATAGCCAAGCGACCCCAAAGCAAACTAAAACCTATGGAAGGAATACAAAATGACTAAATCACAATTTGCGAGACGCCATACATTTGAAGCTCTAACAGAGGCGGAACAAGCCGCCTTTGCAAAAGAGATGATTGTGTTGTGGCGCGAGACATTGGTCGAGCTACACGGTCTTAAAGACCAGCATGACTATTGCAAAGAGCAAGCGAAGTATTGGGACATGGAACGCAAGGACGTTGAGAAACACGCCATCGAGCATGGCTTGGCGTTCAAGCAGCCTCAAGATTTCAATGTGAAAGCCAAGGCGGCATATGTGCAGACGCGCATGATGTTCACTTGGAAATAGCAACCCTAGGCGGTGGCAATCATGCCACCGCCGCAACCTTGTCTTGGAGGACAAAACTATGACTAACAGAAAACTTCCTTTTGATTGTGCGGTTGGTACTGAACCAGAAACTGTTCAGAATATATTCGGCGGCGATAGCGTGACTATTCCAGCCGATGCCGTTGCGGTTTATGATGTCATCATGGGTTCAAGTATGATGGCAGAAAAAGCCACCAACCCAAAAGTGCAAGCCAAACTTTATAAAGAAGTACGCAAGGGGCTGGATTGGTTCATGAAACACGAACCAAAAGCCTACATGGTTCTTCTAGACTAATGGTTAGGCTGTTCTTTGTGCTAGCAGGATTATTCCTGCTAGCCACCGCTCATTCACTGTACGGTTTGACCACAGTAATGAGTATGGACGTTGATAGCATTATCAGGCTATCGCTTATCGTTCACGCTGGCGCGGCGTTCTATTGCGCTGGCGTAATTCATCTAATAGTGAAAGGCAGGAGATGATGACAGTGAAGTATGAAATTAGGAAGATGAAAGAAACAAGAAAAAGTGAACAGGGAATCCAATATCTATACACTTTTGGCAGGAGCAAGTGGCTAACATATGACGAAGCGATTGCCCTAGAACAAAAGTATCACATATGCAAAAGCCAATTATGGGAAGGCGAAGTCTTAGCAATGGGTGAATTTTAAGACAAGGGGCGGAGCAATCCGCCCCTTTTTATTTGCCTAGATTTTATATGCTATAGTCTTACTCCTATAGCAGAGGGCGGCGCCCATAGTCGCCACCAGTATCACCAGTCCCGAACCCGACCCGACCCGAATCATAGCGAACCCGACCCGAACATTTAGTTTGTTTTGTGTTTGTTAATGTGTATAATAAACCCATCAACAACCTGTCTATGGAGGACAAAATGGAATCATGTGATAAATGCGGAACTATCGTGTATGAGCGCAATCTCGCCATGTTCGGTCATAAGTTTATCTGCCCATCATGCCAAGGATTAAGTGACGAAGAATTAAATGCATATTGGACAGAGCAAGAGCAAGACGAATTACATATTGCTAATGGAGGAGCATAAAATGGACGTTACAATTATCGCAGACAATGGACACGCATGGGGAATCGTATCAATAGAACAGTTAAAGGCGGCACGCCTATCTATTGATGACATTAGCGATTTCTCATACAAGACGCCTAATGGTGAGATACTAGCATTGGAGGAGGATTGCGATCTTCCAAAATATCTGAACAAACTGGAGAGCATGGGCACGAAGATCAACATTCGTGACAATTATATCCCAGACGAAGATCATCCGGATAATCCTAGAACATGGAACAGGATTAGATAGTTCCTCCATAGGACGGAAAGAGCGGCAGAAATGTCGCTCTTTTTGTTTGTGTTATGTCTCATGTTGTCTTATAATCTTATTATGCAATAACCTATGGAGGAATAGATGCATATGAAAGAAATGTTAAAGAACATGGGATTCCATGTAGTCAACACAGGCGGAGGATGCCAAGGATATGAATTATCTCTGCCTAATGGTTTATCCATTCTTGTCACAGATGGCGAAGCGCAGATAACAGACGATGTTAATGTGAAGCCTACCATCGTTTTTGAAGATGGGGAAAATGGCAAGTATGTAGTTGTTGAAGGGAGTGTTGTCTAATGAGCAATGGTTCTTTTGAAGACTACTATAAGCAATTGATAGGCTGGACAATCACAGCGTATCGTGAGGAAGAAGATGAGTTTGGTGGCGATCCAACGCCTATCTTTACTCTCACTAAACCTAAATTTGCATCATTAGAGATGGCTGTCATGTGCGACCCAGAAGGAAATGGTGCTGGGTTTATTGATTTTTATCATCCGGAGAAGGAGAAGAAACATGCCTAATTGGTGTCAGAATGTAATCTATGTGTCCCATGAGGACAAAAACAAGATGGTGGCGTTGAAAGACGCCATCATCAATCATGAGTTATGCGACCATATCAAACCAATGCCGGAGGAATTGAAGGGCACAACATCGCCTTCCGACTCCCCTAATTGGTATGATTGGGCGTGTGAGCATTGGGGAACGAAATGGGATATCTGTTCGTCTCATGATACAGATGAAATCTATAGCGATGATGATGGTGAGACATATGTGTTCAAGTTTGACACAGCATGGGCACCACCAATCCCTGTCTATGAGGAGATGGAAAACCAAGGTTTTCAACTTCTCGCTCGTTATGTGGAGTATGGCGTAGGATATGCTGGGCATTACCAGAATGGTCAGGATTTCTGCACAGAGTTAAAAGATGGTCAGGAAGTTTATGACGAACATCTGCAATCCGAATACGCCTAGAGCGATGGGGCTGGCATCACCAGCCCCATCCATCCGGCTGCCCAGTCCCTGACTGGGTTTTTATTTGTTCTATTACTAGTCCTCCATACTAGTAGGCGCCCCAGGGCCAGGCCCTGGGGTTTTTATTTGTCCCGAATCCCGACCCGACCCGAAAGCTGCCCGACTCGAGGCAGCTGCGCTAGTGCTGCCCGACCCGAATCTTTTTGTTTGTGTTGTGTTGCATGTTGTCCTATAATAGTTGAGTAAACTATGGAGGTTACAAAATGCTTAAAATATCGAACATGACGGGCAAGTTAGAGGGCTTCAAAGCGTTGAATACAAACACGCTAACAAATCCTTATTGCCAGAAAATGAATGCTGTTGATGATGACAACATCATTTGCAAACATTGCTATAGCGTTGAGATGCTAAACGGATTGCGCAAAAATTGCGCTCCATCATGGCAACGAAACAGCGACACGCTGTCGGGCGGATTGATTCCCCCGCATATGTTACCGACAATCCTAGACGCATTTTTCAGGTTTTCCGGACATGGCGAATTAATAAACCTGACCATGTTGGAAAATTTCCACAACATCACGTTACATAATCCGCATTGCTCTTTTGCATTGTGGACAAAGCGCAAGGGCTGGATTCGCAAATTTTACAGCCAGCATGATAAGCCGGCAAACCTGATTCTTATCTATAGCAATCCGCGCATTGACGCGGTAATGGGCACGCGACCAAAATATTTTGATCGCACGTTTAACAATGTATCAGCGGATAGTGTCTTGCCGCAAAACTGTACAGGTCAAAAATGCAAAGATTGTTTGCTTTGCTATACGCCAAACAATGGCGTTACAACAATTGTGGAGGCAGTAAAATGAGAAAAAGATATTTGCCGGTTAAAGGCTGCGAAGAGTGCGAAGAGTTCAAAACCATTTGTGTTGAATGCTTAGATAGCGCAAGGGCTGTTATGACAAAACAAGATATTGTTAGGCACATAAAGCATATTGTCGTTGAACAATACAAAAAGGAACCAGAAGATCGGGATTGGTTCGCGGAGTTCGGCGCCCTAATCGACAAGATCGAAGACAGCATAAAGGAGGAGCAGGCCTAGGCCTGCTTTTCTTTTGCCTCGAGTCCTGGTTGCTGTGACCCTGGTACTGGTGCCCCAGTCCCTAGCTGCCCTTGGGCCAGGCCCCCGAACCCCGAACCCGAATCCCCGACTCCCGAACCCCGAAGCTGCTCCAGTACCGATTCAAGGTGCGTGATGCCCGACTCCCGAACCTGGTTCCACATAGCCTGGTGCCCCGAACCCCGAAACAAGCTCCCCGATCTTAGCCCATTGCGCCCGATTTCAAGGCTCTGGGCGCCCTCAAACAAAATTAGGTCGCCCGAAGGGAGGTGCTTAACCAAGATGAATGACAAGCCGCCATTTCGCGAATACGCGGTATTCCACGCTATTTGTTGCGGGGACAGTCTGACGGAATTGTTTTTAGTTGTTTTTAATTCTATCCAGAACACAAGTCCTAACCAAGCGAAATGCACATCAGGCACGCCACCACCATGTCGGTTTTCAATTCGTGTCGGATAACAGTTCTTCGGCAGATTCCTGCGGACGGTGTTCCAAAAGTTCGCCTCCGGTGTCGGCATCAGTTATCTCCTTGTACTCGCCTTCGATGAAGGCTTGTGGATACTGCTGACGAAGTTGAGACAGACGCGCCGTTATTTCCTCACGCGATAGATCATCAAGTTGATGAATCTGTTCACGCCTATCAACAGTCAAGCCACCAAGAGCGGAACGAATCTTTTCAGCGTTGATTGCTGCTGAGAACTGGCCAGCCTCTTCCGCCCCGGACGATAGTTCGTGCAGGCGTTTGAGCTGACCTGTCACGGTCACACCATATCGGCGTTCTCGCTCTTCTCTCAACTCTTGTATGTAATCGACAAGCTGGGGAAATTTCTTGCCAGCCAGAAGATGCCCAGCAATGGATGCGGCACTATTAGAAGCATAACCTGCTTTTCTAGCGCACTCCGCATTGGAGTAAATACCTTCAACATAGTAACGAGCGAACTCTCGCTGACGGTTCGTCAACTTTCGTCCAGTCTCAGCCTCTATATCATCTGCAAGAATGTCGGTTTTCTTGTTACACATGTCACACTTGTACACCAAAAAAACAATGATTTGAAGCCTTTTCAAAAAACACCAATTTTCCGTCTTTTGTCCATACAGTCTTATAGAGTCTCCAAAGTGTAACAAGTGTGCCAAAAACCCTTAGAAGTGTGCCAAGCTCAAACCCTTGCTGGCCGTGGATCGGAGCCTACCTTGTCACACTTGTCACACTTGTCACACTACATTTGAACTTTTTTCAAAAGTTTTTTTTCAGCAAAAAAGGTGTAACAAACGAGACAAGTGTACCAAGACTTTTGAAGAGGAGTATGCGTTCTCAGGGTTCGGTAAAATTAGTTGTTGCATGTTGTCTTGTTTCATGTATGTTTAACTTATTAACATATGTCATGGAGGACGATATGCAGGAAGTACAGGAAAGGGTCGTGATTCAAGGTTCACGCATCGAGTACGCTATTTATTGCGATTGGTGTTGTGGTCATGGGTACGAGTCTGGGGATCGCGGCGATGTTGTTGATTGTCACAAGTGCCATGGTTCGGGATTCAAGTTTCAGCAAGTAGTGGAGGCAGACAATGGATAATTTGATTTCAATATCTTTGACCGCGAAGCAGTGGAATGTTTTGGAGGTAGCTCTGGATCGTTTCATTGAGGATCAGGTTGATGATGGTTCGGATGAGGCGAAGCTATATGCCGGACATGGGAATATCGTGAAGATTTTAATGCAGAAAGTATTGGAGTCAGACAATGAATAAGCGAGTTTTTTTTGACGCTCTTTGGGATTTGCTCAAGGAGTGTGATGTAGATTTTTTGGAAGTCTATGTCGGGGATGAAGCTGACGATCAGGTTTATGTCAGGTTTGATAATATAGTGGAGGCAGACAATGGGAACTAGAGCGATTTACATTTTTGAGGACGAGCATGAAGAGGTTCATGTTTACAAGCATTATGACAACTATCCGCAGGGTGCGGTGGATTTCATTGAGAACGCCAAGGAGTTCGCATGGGATTTGCCACGGTTTGAGGCTGACGAGTTTGCGGCATCGTTTGTTGCGGCGAACAAGGATCGGAAGGGTGGCGGCATTCGTTTGGTCAACGCGAGTTTCAAGGATCGTGATGAGATGTTGGAGGCTAATGATTGGTGTGACTATTATTATGTGATCTCAAAGCATAACAGCCAAGATTTGTGGATTGAGATTTGGGAAAGTCAGTACATGTCAAGCCGAGACAAATGTTTATGGGTTTTGATTGACGAGTTAACGCATACAGAGATGAAGGAGAAATACGGTGAACGTGCTATCGCTGTTTGACGGAATGTCATGTGGAAGGCTTGCCCTTGAGAGGGCAGGTTTTCCTGTCACTAATTACTTTGCCAGCGAGATTGACAAGTATGCAATCCAAGTTGCCAAAGCCAACTTTCCTGACACGGTGCATCTGGGTGATGTGACCGAACTTCAGACACATGATGGTCGCTTATTTGTTCACGATGAACAGTGGCAAACTCTTAACAAGGGTGCGTATAAGCGAAAGATTGACCTGTTGATCGGCGGCTCACCATGTCAGGGATTTTCGTTTGCTGGCAAGCAACTCAATTTTGACGATCCGCGTTCCAAACTTTTCTTTGAGTTCGTGCGGTTGTTGAAAGCGTTGAAGCCAAAGTATTTCCTGTTGGAGAACGTCAATATGAAGAAAGAGTATCAGGACGTTATATCTGACCTTCTGGGATGCAAGCCTGTGGATATCAATTCTAATCGTGTGAGTGCGCAGAATCGGCGGCGGTTGTATTGGACAAACATTCCAGTCCGTTCCATGCCGGAGAACAAGCATGTCTATCTGAAGGACATCTTGGAGGATGGGTTCACGGATCGCGAGAAGTCGCATTGCATTGACGCGAACTATTTCAAGGGTGGCAATTTGAAGTCATACTTTGAGAAGAATCGGAGGCAGTTGGTGTTTGACTTTGACGATCCAACGGCTACCGGATTGCAGTTGGCTGGTGAGGCAGACCTCAAGGGTCACGGTTATAATCGGCGTGTGTATCATCCGGATGGCAAGGCACCAAGTTTGTGTGCGGCATCTGGCGGCAATCTGGAGCCTAAGATTCTTCAAGTGCCAAGGGGCAAGAACCAAGGCGGCATCAAAGCGCATGACGGTAAGGTGTTCGCTGGGTCGTTTCGTGGGCGTTATCGGGAGAATGGTATTCGTCAGGATCACAAGATGCCTGTCGCGGGATTGGCGGAACAGGAGTTGGAGATTCGCGAGGATGGCAAGACCAACTCTTTGACCACGGTTCAGAAG